CCGTGCGTTGATAAAGGGATGGAACGGTGTAATTTTTAAACCTTCTTCCTGCCCTCAGGAACATGGTAATAAAAAACAAAACAAATGATTGATAACAAATTCTTTTTTGACAAATCCGTGGAACTTGGTTTTACCACCACTGACTATGAACCCCTGGTTAACTTGCATACCAACGGCGCAAGGGTTTTGCAAATCATGGGTTGCGAAAGTGTTTTCGAATTCGGCTCAGGACTTGGTTTCTTTTTATCCGCGTGCCAGCGCGTGGGCTTAAATAATTACGTTGGCTATGACATAAACCCATACGAAAGAGACTTTGCGATAAGCAAGGGTATTGACCCAAATAGATATTTACTTGGTGAACTTAAAACTCATGGTTCATACGATGCCATTTATTCCACGGAGGTATTCGAACACATGACCGACGAACAAATATCTTTTGTCATGCCAATCCTTTACAAGGCCTGTAAAAAGTATTTTTATTTTACCAGTACGCCTCATGCCTCAGCCGATCCAGCCTGGGACATTGAATGGGGGCATATTAACTTGAAGCAAAAAGACGAATGGGTTGCCATGTTTGCAAGGCACGGTTTTGACTTGCTGAGGGAAGCGACGGAGGTAACGCCCTGGGGGCTTTTGTTCGTGAAACGGGAGAAAAAGTAAGGGCATGGCAAATTTCATAAAGGCAGCCTTAGACAAGGTTTTCACAGAGGGAAATGAATTTCCGTCTGTGACATACGAAACGCCGCCAGCCGTGGTAAAATACATGGAAATGCAAAGCGCCATCGGGAATCCGCCGTGGAAAAAAAGAAGGGGAAAGTAAAGGAAATTGATTATATTTGTATATCCTTTGGAACGGACTAGACAACGTCCCAAAGGAGCATGAAACAAACTATTTTTGTTTCACCTTGCCCCGGTAGATGTCTAGCTATTGGGGCATTTTTTTTATACTCATGCAAATATCAAAAGAACTTGAAGTCTTAATCCCACCGTTAACAAGTGAGGAATTTAAGCAACTGGAACGTAACATTCTTGAAGAAGGAATACGCGACCCATTGGTGACATGGAACGGTATTTTAGTCGATGGACACAACAGGTACAGGATTGCTCAGGAATACGACATTGACTTTGTTACCGTGGAAAAGGAATTTGCCGACATGAACGCGGTAAAGGAATGGATGATTAATAATCAATTCGGGAGAAGGAATTTAAACAATTACCAACGAAGCGTTTTAGCCTTGCAACTTGAAGACGTATTCAAGGCAAAGGCAAAGGAAAATCAAATAAGAAAGCCTGATTTTGTCCCGCAGAAATCTGCTGAACAAAAAGTTGAAACACGGCAGGAAATTGCCAAAGTTGCCAACGTATCACACGACACGATAAGCAAGGTAAAGAAGATTGAAGCCACCGCCTCCCCCGAAATCAAGGCAAAGGTAAGCACTGGGCAAATAAGCATTAACGAGGCATTTAAGGAAATCAAGAAGGAGGAGAAAATAGACGAAAGAAAAAAGGATATTGAAAGGCAATTATTTGATATTGAAAGCGGCAATTTACCTGAATTATTAGGTAAATATGAAGTTATTGCCATTGACCCTCCTTGGGCTTATGAAGAAAAAGGAGGGTTAAGTTCCACGGATTATAATCCAGAAACCACAAGAGGAACAACGACTTATCCGACAATGAAAGTTAGTGAAATTAAAGAAATTAATTTGCCTTTAACGGATAATGCTGTTTTGTTTTTATGGACTACTCATGCTTTTTTAAAAGACGCTTTTGAAATACTGGAGCATTGGAACTTAAAATACAAAGCAACTTTAGTATGGGATAAAGAAAGAATGGGAATGGGAAGGACAATCAGGTTACAATGTGAATTTTGCCTTATTGCATTTAAAGGAAATCCGATTTTCAATGGTAGTTCTGAAAGAGACATTATTAGGGAAGCAAGAAGGGAACATTCGAGAAAACCAGATGCGTTTTACCAATATGTTGAGCGTTCAACAATAGGTAGGAAATTAGAATATTTTAGTAGAGAAAAAAGAACTAATTGGGAAATATATGGAAACGAAGTTGAAAAATTTTGAGGACTTATTAAAATTTGGCGAAGAAGGAGAGAAGGAAATAGCAATTTCATTAATTAATAATAAAGTTGCTTTAATGCCAATGTACCAATTTACCAAAGAAAATGCACCTTACTTAATAGATAAAATAAACAGAATTACTGCCCCAGATTTGTTTTGCATAATTAACGGTAATTGTTTATTTGTTGAGGTAAAAACTAAAAACCAATGGGTTAATTGGCAGGGAATATTACAAACTGGTTATAATACAAGACATTTAGAAAGTTATATAAAAATAAGTAACTTGTATAAAATAAATGTTTATATATGTTTTAACCATAAAGAACAAGAACCAACTGGAAGATTTTACATTGAAATTCAAGATTTTTATAGACAGTGGAATGGTTTAATAAATGGTAAAATAATAAGCCCTCCACTTACATTTTATAAACACGAAAGAATGATTGAGGAAAATGATTTTTTAGATAATATTGATTATTACTCAAAACTTACTTATGGATAAGGTAAATTAAATACTTATATTAAGGATAATTTATTATCTTTGGTTATTCTTTTGAACGAGGTGAAGGTCATTCAAAAGAACTTCGGGACAATATCCGCATTGTTCAACTAACCCAGTACCCCTTCACGTGCTGGGTTTTTTTATACTTTTTTATGAATAAGTTAAATAACAAAATCAAGGATAATTTTACCATTATCCCCAATGACATTATCCGAAACAAAAGCCTGAGCGACCGCGCCCGTTTCATCTTCTGTTACATGGCTTCCATGCCTGACGACTGGAAATTTTATCAAGGCGTCATGGCAAAGGAACTTGGATACACAAAGGACACCCTGAGAAAATACATTGAGGAACTTTTGACAACGGGTTACCTTCATCGGGAACAAAGAAGGGAGACGGGTAAATTTGATAGTTATGATTATACCTTGAATTTTACACCGAGTGGTAAAAAAGCCGACACGGTAAAAAGCCGCGACGGAGAAAAACCGACACGGGAAAAGTCGGCACTAACAAATAAAGACTTTGAACAAACAAAGATTATAACAAATATAAACTTTGAACAAAGTATTGAAAATCTTCCAGATTTTACCGACTTCACAAAAGTTGATACAAATGATTTTACAAATGCCCAAAGCCCCAAAGTAAACCCGTTTACCTTAGTTTCCCTTGTTGAAAAAGAAAAAGAAAAAAGCAGGCGAAAAAAAGAAAAAGAAAATGAACCCCGAGCCGAGCGCCAGCCCTCTCCCACTTACGCCGCCTTTTCCGTGTTTTGCCAAACGTTTGAAAACTTATCCGGTGCCGCGTATCCAACTGACCAGAATGGACATTACATCATGATGCCCAAAGATGCAGGGCAAATGGTTTATTTAATGCGTTACATTGACAAAATAGACAGGCATGGCGATAGTATTGAGGCGTTGAAGGTTTTTATCCAGGCGGCGTGGAACTTGAATGACAAATGGCTGAGGGCAAATTTCACCATAGCAAACATTTACGGACAAGCCTCAAAGATATTCACGGCGTATCAAACGACAAGCCCAGCGGCAAAGGACAAGGCGTATAATGATAAGTTACAGGAATTGCTTGCCGAAAGAATGGCAAAGTTTCAAGATTAATAAAAACAACCAATTATGAACAACCTACCAATGATTGCCACCAGAGTGGAAGAGAAAATACAAGACGTGCAGCTTGTTATCCAGAACCGCGAACTCAGGATTTTTAAAACGGGTACAAAGGAAGCCATCCCAAAGATTGCGCAAGCCCTGAGCCAACTGCTCCCCGTGTATGGCATTGAGCCAAAGCCCGAGCATTTAATGGAGGTTACGGACTTTATTTCAAATTACAAATTACTTGCCGTCGATGAAATAAAACTTGCTTTTGAAAAGTTTGCCAAACAGGAATTGGATATTAATGATCACAAATTATACGGCAAAGTTGACCTTCATGCCATTGGGCGAATATTAACCGCGTATATCACGTGGAGGCAAAAGATATAT